CCTGGCGCGTAGTGCGCTACGAATGCGGCGAGCGAATACCAGTCGAGGTCACCCGTCGCCGCTACGGTTTTGGGGACGGTTCGTCCCCGAGCGTGATGCCGCAGAGCGCAAGCGCCGCTTCGATGACCGCCTCGGGTTGCATGTCGGCGAGTGCGAGTGCGAGTGACTCCTTCGTCCATGTTGCCTTCTTCGCGGCGTGGTCGATCACTTCGAGCGCACCTTCGAGTGTCGCCGCGTGTTGGATCGCCAGCGCAGTCGTGCGGTCGCGCAGTTCGTAGATCGCCTTGAGATGATCGACGCGCTGTGGCGATTCCGCCCGCGCATCTTCGAGCATCATCGACGCGCGAGAATGCAACGCATGCCATCGTCGTTCGCCGATCTCGATGTAGTCGTTGGCTGAAATACATGGGAGCATCCGATCGCCGATCTTTACCAGACGGGCTTTTGATTTATCTTTGGGTTGAGTGTCCACTGTGAGAAGTCCTTTCGTTGACGGATCGTAACCTGCGTTACGCCTGCCATATCGAAAATGTTGTAGTGACGCAACGCACTCGTCAGTACGGCGGTGCGTAACGCGGTGTACCCGACCCAGCATCCTCGTCGCTCGCCCTTGTGGGTGAACTCGCAGCGCCAGTCGCATGCGTTGGTGAAGATGTGGAAGGTCGTGTCGATCGGACGACCGACATCCATTAGGATGTCCAAGTCGCCGTGATGCCAACGGTCGCGAGTGTGAACGATGTCGCCGTCGATGTCCCCATCGACATTTCAAAGTTCAGCGCCGCTTTCGCATCGCCGCGAAGTGCGTTGCCGACTCCAGCGGACACGATAATCGCAGGGAATGCGATCGAATTGCCCGTATCGCTTTGCAGCGTAATCGTCGCGGGTGCGGTCGCGGTCACCCACAGAAACGGGCTGATCGCGCCGTCGGCGATGCCTGTCGCGCTGCCCTTGATGTCGAACATCCCCATGAGTCGATTTGGGGCGTAATTACCGAACCCAGAAACATCGAGCGATGCGCGATCGACCGTTGCATTCCAGTCGTTTACGATGAGTCCGCCGAGCGCGGCTGCGATTGTCACATTTCCGTTAATGCCAATGAGTGGAGTTGCCATAGGTTTTCCTTATGCTTTTTTCGATACGAGAACACGATACGAACACGAGATGGACACGCTGTCCACCTCGATTGTAGGAGTGCCGCGAGAAGTGCAAACCGACTTGATCGAGTCGATATCGGTATCGCTCGACGATATCGCCTGCATGTGCAGGAGGTCGAAGAGTTGGTTCTCGCTCACCATGCCAGTTTGGATACCGTCCACCTTGCGAAAGTACATCGTGAAGTTGACGGTAAGTTCGTGGATTGATGCCGCAGTCTGTCCGAGATACGCGGTCGTTTCCTCGTTGGCAATGTCGTAGATACAAAGCGGTAGCACCGTGTCCTGCGATGCTTGGTTCTGGAATATGCGCCCTCGCGTATTAATACCACCGCCGAAGCTAGACTTGAACCCCGATGATCCTGCGCTAGGGTTGATCTTTTCGTAGATCGCCGTGAGGACGCTTTGCATGCTCATGTGATGGGTTGTCCTGGTAGGCGTTTCTGGATGGATCGCACCATGATGTCGCGCACCAACGGCGCAACCTTTCGCAGCGACGGCATGATGAATGGGCGCGGCTTCAAATTGTTCGCAGGTGCGCCAAATTCGAGATGCACGGCGTATGGCATAAGTTTTGTCAGCGCGAGTGTGTAGAAGTTTCCCTTCTTACGCCTGACTGGTGCAACCTGAACCGACATCTTCAGGAAGTCGGTGTCGGCGGCTGGTGGTTCGCCTGGCGCTGATCTGAATCTCCACATCCCTTTGTGCAATTTTCCGCCGCGATATGCAACGCCAGTCCCTTGACGATTGAGCATCAGTTTCAACTCGTTTTGCAGCGTGATCATCGCGATCGCCTGCCCGCGCTGTACTCCGATGACGACCTGTCGCAGTATCTTTTCTGCGTCAAAGTTGTGCGTCGCGCTCACGGCTGCCCCGTGATAAGTGTGAGGTCGAGGATCATGTACGCCAGTTCATCGGGCGAAGCCAATTCGTCGGGCGTGACAATGCCTGTGATCTCCCAAGTATTCGCACCGCTTACAAGCCGATCGCGTGCGAGGATGTCCGCCCCTGGCAATGCGTAGCCCGTCGTCGGTGTCACCATCCGTAGCGCACCATTGACGACACGCTCGGTTGGCGAACTGCGCTGAATGTAAACGGTGAGCGCGGCAATGCTCGTGGCGTAAGTCTCGATAATCGAACCGCCATCGTCCTGCGTTGTCGTCGGTCGGGTCGTCGAGCATGCCACGCCGCGAGTTTCAATAAGGTTTGCGACGGTCATCGGATCTCGCGCATGTTGCCGAGCAGGTCTGCCATCATCGACGAGAGTTTCGTCGCATCCGCGAGTGTGTACGAGTAGTCGCCGAGCGACTCGCTATTGAGGTTCGCGTTGGTCTTGCGTGTCTGGAATAAATACTTGCTGACCTCAAGGCACGCCTCTTCAATGTCGTCGGGCACGGTCGCATATCCCGCCGTGTACATGACCACGAGTGAAGGGCGGCGAGCGTCCGCGTAATGCGTGTGACTCCCACTCCAATACGGCTCGGATTGCACATGCAATATTCCCTCAAGCGAGTCATATCGGTACTCAACGCCAACATCCGCGCCCGTGAGAACAACCGCAGACGAGAGGCAATCGCCGACGATCGGGTGCATCTGCGCCGTCTGCATGTTGAGTCCCACGGTTGCGCTGAAGCCCGTCAGAAGGTTGATCGCCACGGCGAGTCGAGTCACATCGTCATAGGTCGAGAACGCCAGCGTGGTGGCAGTGAGTGCGCCTGTGAGGGTCTGGCGCGAGAGTGACATTCCCGCCGCGCCTGTGCCGATCGCCTCGGCGTTGATTGAGACCGTTGCGCGGATGTCAGTCGTGACGGTGCTTGACACGGTGAGCGCAACCGTCGCGCCCGTGTACACGCCCTGCACCGAGTTGACTGGATATTCACGCAGGAGGACGGAGCGAGCGCCGCTGCCGCTATACCACTGCGTATATGTGCGGTTCATGATGTTGCGACCCATGTACCGCTCCATGCGTGCGGTGGCGCGGTCGATGCACTGCTCCATGAGCGTGTCGTCGGCCGAACTCGTGACAGAAAGGTACGACTTGAGATTGACGAGAGTTGTGAGTGCGTATGCGCCTACTGCCATGCCTTGATCCTATGCACGCTCGTCAGGCATGTATCGCCAACGCTCGCGGTTGCGAACCGACCACGGCTTGCCGTCGCGCAGATACTGAAACAGCGGTTGATATGTCACCTGCATCCGCTCATTGACCCATGCGCAGACGGTCTCGATGTGCCCCACGGTTACACTTGGACATACGCCAAACTTCCAATTAGCCGCACTCGCCCGCTTCCAGAAATGGATGTCGTCGTCAGTCCTGCCTTCGCCCCAACCACCTTGATCGTCAGGCGTTGACGCAAACCACGGCTTCGGCAACTTGCGCAGCGATTCGAGACGAATGAGCGTCAACCCGAAATGCACCGACGAGCATTGAAACCAGTCCTTGTCGATGAAGTCGTACGGCAACCCGCTACTCGTCGCGCCCTGTTCCTTGCTCACCGTGAAGAGCGGAGTCGTGCGCTCACGACCTGATTGGAGCGGTGCGAGTGCGTCGAGTTCATACCTGTCTGCGATGTCGCGCATGCGCACAAGGTCGCGCCAGTCAAACATGGTGTCGTAGTCCACGGTCACCGCGTACTTGAGTTTCGGGTCGCGGCTCATGTCCTCTAACGCCCTCTGCATGCACTGGCCGTAAAACACGCCCGAAGTCTTGACAATGTCCATGTCGAGTTTGTGCGCCACGCCTGCGAGGCAGAGCATCGTGTCCGTCCATGAAAGTCGTGGCATAGTCATAACGAATTTCATGTCTGGCATTGACGGCGGCTTTGCCATCATCTCGTCTTTGATCGGCTTCGTCCCTTGCAAGTTCAGCGAGATCATCACTGACGAGCAGTCCCCTGGCACGCCGACCCACGGGATGATGTCGATTAGTCCCGCCGTCTCCATGAGTAGTGTGAGTTTCCCTTTCGTCCAGATGCTGTGGTGGTAATCGTTGGAGTCAGTCTGCCCGCCCATGATCCATCCCTCGACTGGCGCGGTCGGATGTTCGCCACTCTGCATGACCTTGACGATCGCGTCAAAGTCGGGCACGGCAATTCGGATCGCAGCGCCAGGCTTCAAGATGTCGATCCAGTGCGTGAACATGGGGAGCATCTCATGCGTCGCAACATGCTCAAGAACATGGCTCGCATGAATCGCGTCGATGGAGTTTGACGCATAGGGCAGGGATCGCGCGTCGAGTGCGCCCGACCAATCGACCGCCGTGAATCCTTCGAGGTTTGACTTGCGTGTACCGATGTCGAGTTTCATGCGCGAACTGTACCACGCAAAAATGCAACTCCCTCGCAAGCGTGAGCCTGCGAGGGAGTTGGAAGAGAGAATCGATACGCGAATGGATACTAGGACGGATTGACGACGACCGCGCAACCCTGTGTGGATGCCGTGATCGGTGACTGCTCGGCTCGTCCGAGTGATGCAGTCGCTGCGATGTAGCCAGCCGTTGCGGTTTGCAACTGGATGCGGAAGTATCGCTTCTTGCCGCGCAAGTCGATGTTGAACACCGACGGCTTTGCAGCCGCAGTGTTCGCACCACCGACGATTGATGCGAGAGTGTAGTCCGTGCCGCTGACATAGCCAGTCACCGCCGCGAATGCTGATGCAGCATCCTCGTCAGCCGACTGGATCGCGAACGATGTCATCGCATCGGCAGCGGCGCTCGTCACGCGGGTAAAGACGATTTGGAGATCGTCGTAACCCTTTGTGTCGACCGTGTTGCTTGCAATTGTCGCGCTTGTCGTGACATTTTGTGCCGCGATGATGTTGAAGTGCTTGAGATTTTGAAGTGAGTTCATGTTATTTTCCTTTCGTGAAAATTATTCGCCTGCCTTGAGTGTGACGACCGATCCTGCGTTGGTTGCATCTCCAACATTGGCGCAGATGAGATCCCAACGAGTCGTTGCCCGATACACCAGCATGTCCTGCTCGAATGCGTTGAGCGCACTGTTGGAGAAGTCCACCGATGTTTGACGACGATCACCGAGATACACGCCTTGCGAGAGATCACCGATGTGACACGCAATCGAGCCGTTGCCCGTTGTGCTGTTCATCGCCTGCGACAACACGACTGGATAGCCCAAGAACGACAATTGCTTGTCGCCGCTCAGGAGGTCAGTCTGTGTATTGCCCGCAGCAACCGCCGCAAGTCGAAGGAACACGGAGTTCCAAACCGCCTTGTGGCAGAAGATCTTGGTGTTCGCGTTGTCCGCGTACTGCGGAAGGAGCGCGAACGCTGCCATGATCTGTGCGAGTGTGATCCCCGAGAACGCGGTGCTTGTCGCAGTCGACACGCCAGCGGATCCGACGGCGTTGGCGAGACCGTTGATGCCGCCGTAGGTGCTTGTCGCATCTCCGATAAACAACGACTGGTCTTCCAATTTGCTCTGCGCATACGCCATACTTACAGCGAGGTCATCGCCGAAAGACACAACCGAATCTTCGAGCAGTTCGTTGGACACCTTCGCAATGACTGCACTTTTCTTCGCGGTGAGTGTCACCATGTCGAAAGTGTCGTTGCTCTGTGTGCCAGTTGCCGCTTCACCAACGAATGCCGCCGTCATGTAAGTCGAGCGACGAGGCATTTTGCGCGTGTCTGATCCCATCGCAACGATCTTGCAATGTTGACGAGCCACGCCGAATGTTTCGCGCAGAGTGATGATGGAATTTTCCATCTCGTCAGGCACGAGGAATCCGCCCGTGAGGTTGGAACCTTCAGTGTTCGCCGCCTTGACGAGGATGCCGTTGTTGGCGCAGAACTCTGCGCTTTTCTTGTGCCCAAGACATGCCATCGCCCACGAGCCGAAGCGGAATGCCTCGTCGACGGTTGCGAAGCCCTTGAGTTTGCCGTAAATCTTTGGTGAGGTCACGATGACCGCCTTTCGTTGAGTTGTGTTTTCTGAGCGAGTGATTGCGAGTTCGGTGCGAACAGCCTTTGCGACTTCGACGGCAACGCTCTTGGGCGTGGCTGCGGCTTCGACAACGGCTTCTGCTTCTGCGGCAGGTGCGTCACCTGCTGAGAGCGTCACTTCGTAATTGATGGTTGAAGGATCGACGGGGTTGCCGTCCGCATCCACGATGATGAGGTCATTCAAGACGAGTGCCTTCGCGACTTCGTATCGCTTGGCTCCGACTTGGTTGGCCGTATTCTGAAGCATGACGGTCACTTCAGCAATGGTTTTTGTTTTCATAACGATAAATATCCTTTTGGTGGTGGTAAAAACAGAATGACAGTGCGGTCTCGCAGGTCACTCGTTCGATCTTTCGATCACCGATCCGACCAAAGGTTGCCTACATCATAGGCGAGTTATTTCAGATTCTGAATTGACCGCGCATCTTTGCGACTTCGATGCGTGCGGCTTCGACGATCTCGCGCTGCCCGATCGCGGGCATGACGATGCGGATGACGATCGGTTGCGCTTTCGAGATTGGCGCGAGAAGTGCCGTCGATGGCAACTCGCAACCGAGCGCCTTGAGCGCGGCGACGCTCACAATGCCTTTGCTCACTGCGCTGATGAGCGCCTCTTGGTTGCTCGGGATGCTGACCACGCTGATCTCCAAGAGTTTCCACTTGGAGTACACCTGTCGCACCGACGCGCCGTACTTGTCCGTATCTGCCTTCGTCGCTTTGCGCAGTCCGCCGTCGATCGGCATGTACCCGATGCTCACGCCCTTGAGCGCACCGAAGCGCATGAGGCTTCCAACGGTGTCGGGCAACCATTCGCCCGTGTGCCCTTCGGGTCGTGGCACGAGCGCGAAGTCCGCATCGATCGCAGAGTCTTGACGACGCAGGCGGAGCATCCGACCGATCGGCTTGAGCGGGTCGTGCGCATAGAGCAGCACGGGATTCGCCTCATAGTCCTTCGAGTTCATCCCGCTAGGCACGACGACATCTGCGTCGCGGTCGATCGCCGCAGTCGTGATCGTCGCGGTGAACTTCGTTTCGCCGCCTTCGACCGCCGCCGCCTTGAATTCCGCGAGTAGTGTTTTATGTTGCATGGTCATATTTCCAGTTCTGCGAGTAGGTCGCACCGGCAATTCGGATGGAGCGGTGGGCCGTTGATGGTCGAAAAGTCCAGCGACATCACGCCGCCCTTGATGCCCGTGAGTTGTGTCCCCTGCGCATAGAACGAGTCGCGGAGTCCGATCGCCTGCGTCGCGAATGCCGCCGATGCCGCTTCGCAGAACTCGCACGCGAACGGAGAGACGAGCCACTTCTTGCCCGTGACGACTCCGCTGTCCTCCCACGAGGCGGTCTGCCCCTCCATGTAGGCGTTGGCTGTCTCGGTGCGTGCGATCGCCTGCGAGCGATCTGCGGAGATGCCCGACTCTTCGAGGAGCGTCATGACTTCGCGCCCTGTGAGGTTTTCTTCCACGCCAGTCGTGATGACATCGCTGATGCGTTGCGCGGTCGTGTCTGCAACCGACTGCGCCATGCGCTGCGCGGTGCGTGCCGATGCCTCGATGACGCGCTGACTCGGTTCGCCCGCAAGGAGTTGGTCGACGATGGACGGACTTGGTATCTGTGCCGCGCCTGCCTCGAAGCCCGCCTGCGTGATGAGCGCGGAGTACGGCGTTGCAACCGTGACGATCTGCGCCGCGAGTGCCGCCTGCTCTGCGATGATCTTTGCCATGACGACGCGGAGCGCACTCGCCGTCAC